CTATCAATAAAACTATGTAATGATACCATAAAATAAGATTATTACTAGATATTTACACGTAAATATGGTGTAATAATAACGTTATTATTCCATATATTTTACACGTAAATATGCTGTAAATATTTTGGAATAATCTATTTTATGATGGTTCTTTACTTTAGTATAATTATTAACATATTTTTTTGTTAAATTTATATGGTGTCAATGACACCAACCCGCGCTCCTTTCAGTCGCGCGCGGTCTTCTGAGCGTAGCGAAGATGACTTTTAGTATTTATGGTTTTATTTTCTGAACTTTTTGACTTTCTTACTTATTTCTTCTGGTTGTTTTGAATATTGCTTTGTTGCTGTCTTTTTGAGCATACTAGTTTTTTTATATTCAGCATCTGTTAAAGCTTCTATTGCTTTTTTTGGTAAATATCTTTCTCCAGTTTCACTAGATTTCATACCTGATTTAGTTCTCCAATCTTGTTCTGACCATTTCTTCAATGAATTATCTTCTTTTAATTTACTGGTATATTCACCACCATATTCTTTATATAATTTAACTGCGAACTGAGCTTTTCTAGCTGACCATTGTCCAGCCTTTGTTCCGTATGTTTCATTATCCATTACGATATCCTTTATTAGTTGCCATAATTCTTTATTCTTTGTTTCCATATAATTATATTTAAAATATTTTATATTATATATTATATATAATGTTACCTACTAGAGCAAATGTAAATTCTATAAATCCTGATCATATTTATTATGATTTATCAGTTACTAATAATCAATATAGTGGTACAGATAGTCCTCCTGTATTATCATTTACTGATACTAGATCAACACCAATTTTATCAAATCCTAGCGAATATTATTGTTCTGTTATTCGTTTTTCAGTTGATACACCATCTTTACCTGTAATAATCCCACAAGTAAAAGTTAATCTTGCGGCAGTTTCAACTGATGATACTATTTATAGTTTTACTATGTCTTATAAAGCTTTTAATTATCAACAATTTATTCAATATTCTCCTCAAGATAAATCTCAACCACTTCCACCTCTTCCTTTAGACTTTCAAGATATAACTAATGCTTATTACTATGTATATTCTCCTCAATATTGGATTTCATTATGTAATGTAGCTCTTTTAGCCTGTTATAATGGTCTTAAAGCAGCAGTTATTGCTGGTGGTCAAGTTTTACCATCTGCTTTTGCTCCTTATTTAGAATGGAATACTTCAAACTCTACAGCTGTTTTAGTTGCTGATCAAGCTGGCTATTTAAATACTTTAGCTAATCCTATTAGTATATTTTGTAATAATCCTACGTTTGTTCTCTTTTCATCATTTCCATTTTTATATTTAGGTTTAGGTAATTTAATAGCATTTGGTAAGAATTATCAATTTATTATCGATAAATCAAATGGTACTTATACTACTCCTTCTTTTACTGGTTTAACTTGTCTTCAAGACTATCCAACAGCTCCTAATTGGTGTCCAATTCAATCAGTTTTATTTACTTCATCATTACTTCCAACTTATCCTTCAAATGTTGGCACACCTAAAAATTTTGGTATTAATGCTACTAGTTATTCTACTGGTAATAATAACATTAGTTCAGTATTAACTGATTTTGAAGTAGATTTATCAACTGGTTTAGAATATCTTCCTCAAATTCAATATACTCCAACCGCTGAGTATAGATTAATTGATTTAATATCAAATCAACCTTTAAATAGTATAGAATTATCTTGTTATTGGAAAGATGTTTATGGCGGACTTCATCCTTTACTTCTATTAGTTGGTTGTAATGCTAACTTAAAACTTCTATTTAGAAAAAAAAGTTTTAATGGTCAAAAATAATTTTTGGTATAGTTTAGAATTATTATTTATAGTTCTAAATTTATTTCTTTTTATAATATATATAATGTCCTCAGATTTCGCTAAAAAATTAGTCTATGATGACCGTCTTATGGTAAGTGATAGTATTGATTATGCCGTTATAAAAGGTGGTTCTCAGGTAACTCAAGCTACCTTTGGAGCTATTTCTCAATCTACATCATCAGTAACTTTCAATGTTCAAGTTCCAAGCGAACAAACAATTATTGATCGTCGTGTGCTCTGGAAAAGCACATTTATAGTAAGAGTTGCTGGAACTCCAACAGTAAATACTTATTTATTAAGATATGGTTATGATACTGCTCTCGGTCCATTTCCTCTCCATAATTTATGCTCTGTGATGTCAGCAACAATTAACAACAATACCGTCAGCACAAATATTCAAGATGTTTTACCATCATTATTACGTATGAATGATCAAAGAGAATTAATGGCTTATAATTCTACTACAGCAACACAATTTGATAATTATCAAGTTTATTCTGATGGTATTGCTGCTGCTAATAATCCTCTTGGTTCTTATATTAATAGCTCTGATAATGATTTAATGGGTAGAGGTTCTCTCGCTGTAACTTTCTTACCTGCTGCTGGACCTGCTGGTGTTCCTGCTGATTCTACTGGCAATGTTCGTGCTACTGGTGCTGCTCCAAACGTAGTTGTATATTTACAATTTACGGTAACAGAGCCCCTTTTAATCAGTCCATTCATCTGGGCTAACCCGCAACATAATAATCAAGGTATTTATGGTGTCCAAAATTTAAATTTTCAATTTAATTTAACTGGTAATCCTAATAGAGCTTTTAGATCAGCAAATTTAGCTGCTCAAAATATTACTTCAACAACTCTCTATTCAATTAGTGGTAATGAACTTTTATTCACATTTATTACTCCACCTCCTTCTCTCTTAATGCCAGCTCGCAATGTTGTACCTTATTATGAAACTCCTCGGTATATCACAGCCTTTCCAACTCTTCCTCAAGGTTCTCAAGAAATGATATTAAACACCTTACAACTCAATCAAATTCCAGATAAGCTCATAATTACAGCAAGAAAAAGAATGGGTGCTTGTACTCTAAAAGATCCTGATTATTTCTTACCAATTACTAAAATAACAATTAATTGGAATAACTCTTCTGGTATCCTTTCAAGTGCTACTCCTTATGATCTTTATAGATATGCTAGAGATTCTGGAAGCAACCAAACTTGGAATGAATTCAGTGGAACTGCCTTTAAAGAAACTGCTCCTGTTGCTGCTGATGCTACCCCAAATGTTGGTGTTGCTGTAAAAACTTCTGGATCAATGATTTGTCTCGATTTTGGAAAAGCAATTCAAATTTCAGACGATTGGTATGCCAGTGGATCACTAGGAAATTTTAATTTACAGGTTACATTAACTGTAAATAACAATACTGGAGCACAACTCGATGCTGAAGCTTGCTTAATTACTCTCAATTCAGGTGTATTTGTATGCGAACGTGGAAGTTCTTCCACCTATACTGGTATCCTCACTAAACAAGATGTACTTGATGCTGCTGGACAAGAACCAGTCAGCCACTCAAGCGTTAAACGTCTTGTTGGTGGTGGTTTCCTCGATACTCTTAAATCTGTTGTTGGTAAAGTCGCACCAATTGCCAAAATTGGACTCGCTCTTGCCCCTCATCCTGCCGCCAAAGCTGCTTCAGCTGCTTTAGGTGCTCTTGGATATGGTAAATCTGGAGGAAGAAAACACAGTAAATTAATGTGAATTCAATAAAAATAACTATATTTAATATTTATTAAAATATTAAAACTAGTAAAGGGTTTATACAGGAACTGATAAAGATGGTGTAGATTTTGGAGAAATTGCTGAATTTGTAGGTGTTGGAACCACCTGTTTTTTTAGTTCATTTTTTAATTGATCAAACATATCTTTTAATTGAGGATTACTTTGAATAGATTGTATTTCATCAGTATTTAAACCGAGTTCTATAACTGTTCGACCTTCTCTATTTCTAATACATTTGGAAGATATAGTTTTACGTAATAAATATATCACAGTTGATATAATAGCAAGAGATCCCCCAGATATTCCTAAATAATTAAGGGCGCTTGAATATTCCATATATATATATAGAATTAAAATTTTCAAAATAAAAAAATATATATATGTAATATATATAATGCCTTACGATAACGCTTACAATAGAAGAATTGCTGAAAGAGTCAATAAAATTGATCGTGAATATGTAAATCATACTAATATGGTTGGTGAAGGAATGAGTGGTGGCTCTGGTTTTGGAGGAACTACATTTATGGATACTGGATATACTGGATATGGTAAATCTGGTGGTGTTAAAAGATATAGAAAACATACTGGTTCTGGTTTTATTTCTGATCTTGGAATTCCTGTAATTTCTGGTCTTGCTGGAATGTTTGGTCTTGGTAAATCTGGAGGTGGATATGATAGTGATAGTTCTAGTTGTAGTAGTGGTTCTAGTCATCCTAGAATGGGACGTGGTAAAAGTGGTGGTCGTAAAAAAAAAGTTCATAAAAAAGGTCGAGGAATTGTTAGCACTATAAAATCATTACTTGGATTTAAAAAATCACCAGCTCAAGGTTTAGCTCAACACGTAGTAAGCCGTGTAGCTGAACGTGTTCCAGCTCTTGCTCGTGCTCGTGATGTTGTAGGAATGGTTAGAAGTGCTAGAGAACAATTTCGTCCAGCAGTAAATAAAGTTCGCGAACGTGTATATAGAGAAGTTGAAGATCGTGTAGTACCAGCAGTTCATCGTGCTAGAACAAATGCTAGAAATGTATTAGAAGAAGGAGAAAGAAAAGTTAGATCACAAGTTCAAAAAGCAGTTGAAGAAGGTAGAACTAAAGTTCGAAATGTAGGAGAACGCGCACGAAAACAAGTTAAAAAAGTAGTTCGTCAAACTCGTCGTATGGTCGAACCTGAATATGAAGATTATGATGATGAATTAGGAAGTGGTCGCTCTGGTGGTGGTCGTTCTGGTGCTGGTCGTTCTGGAGGTCGTAGTTTAGTTGCTAAAGCTCAATTACATTCTTCAACTATGTCTGGTGGTGCTAAAAAACGTAAAGCTAATGATGGAAGAAGTGCTAGAGCTCAAGTTGTTAAAAAAGTAATGAGAGAACAAGGTCTAAGTTTGCCAGAAGCATCTAAATACGTTAAAGCAAATGGTTTATATTAAGTATTTTTAATTATATTATAATTTAAAATATTTGTCTATTGTATAGAATGGAATCAGGTCAATTTTTAAAACGTGCTAAACTACCACATAGAGAAGCTCAAATTAGAGATGTATTAGATGAAGAAAGCAGAATTAGACATCAAGTTTATGAACTAGAAAAAAAACAAGTAGCAACCTATCGCTCTAGCAAACTTCCAGAAAAAAAACTCGTTAGAGGTTTAAAATTTAGTCTTGATAAATATATTAATAGATTAGGTAATGAAGCTCAAGGAATTCTTGAAGAAAACTATAAAGATGCGCCAAATCAAAATTCAGGTAAATTAATACCTAATTATAATGAATTAGTAGCTTTTCTTAATACATATATAGAAAATGGTCAAGTTGAACAAAAAAGTATAAATGATGTATATAGTAAATTAGATGAACTTTTACCAAATTTAGAAGCAGTTGCTGATGTTGCTGACATTGAAGAATTTCCAGATGTAGATCAAGTAAATCAAGTATATGATAATATTAAAAATAAAGATTATCAAGAAATAACTTATAAAGTTCCAAAAAATTTATTTGATATGCCTACAAAACCATTTACAGATTTAATAGCAGATTATCAAGAAATAAGAAATATTTTAGGAGGAAATCTTGATGGTGTTTTACCAGTTAGAAACAAAGATATTTTTAGAGGAGAACTTGATAATTTAAATGAAATTGTAGCTGAAATACAAGAAAATCCTATTAGTGCTGAATTAAGAAAGAGATCTAATAGAATTTTAGCAACTGCTGAATCATTTCTAAATAAATTTAGACAAAGATATGCCCTATTACTAAATCCAGTACAAGCAGCACCACCACCTTTAGAAGGAGAAGAAGGTCTTGAAGGTCAAGGTTATCGTGGATATGGTAGATTAGGGCATTCTGAAAAAAATATTACTAATAAAATATATAAAACTATGGATGATGATCAATTAATGCTAACACAAGAACTAAAAAATAAAAATCCTAATATTTCTAATGGTTCTAAACTATTTCATTTAAGATTCAATGATAGTAATAACGAACGTTATTATAAATAATTCACAAA